GCTCAACAGCAGTTGATGAAGCGCACTCCTGTTGTTAAGCAACAGCTTCCTGAATATCAGCCAGCAACAAGAGATCAAGCTCCCTTCAATGACTCTGGCCCATTGAAGATGTTCACTGGTATCACCATCAAGCAATCTCCAACCATATTGGAAGGAGAAATCACACGCTTGAAGGTGCCTAACAATAAAATCTTTACCTCCACTGGGGATAAGATTGTTGATGCCAATGCTCGTAAGATAATGGCTCCTTTGCTTGTGCAAACATTTGATGTTATTAGAGACACTGATTTCTACAGACAAGCTGGTCAAGACACTCAGAAAATTGTCATGCAAAATCTGCTTGGCTGGGTGCAGAAGAATGCCAAAGACATTGCTGTTAAAACATCAGAGGCTGAGGCTTTTGCTGAGGGCAAACAGGCTCGTTTGTTTGAAGTGAAATATAGCTCATTGGCTCCAGAAGTTAAGAGAGCCACTGCTGAGTTTTATAAACAGAACATGAAGCAAGACTTAGCTGAGACAAAAGACTATGTGTCAGCCCTTGCCATTGCTGCTGCCTTGAAGAAACAACCGGGGTTTGCTGTTGGTGGTCTTGCCTCTAAGCTAGCTGGTGAAGTGTTGGGCACACCCCTCAAGAAGTCTGCCAGTGAATTGCTTCAAGAAGCCAAAGCATTAGCAGCAAAGAATGTATCCACCACAGAGGCTGTAGCACCTGCCGTTCAACAAACCAAAACCATGTTGGCACCTGCTAAGAAGGCTGCTCCTCAGCCTGTAGTAGAGGCTGCTCCTACACCAGTGGCTCCTGCTGTTGCTGAGCCTGCTCCAAGCTTCTTAGAAGCCACTAAAAACTATTCCTTTGATCAGATGAACCAAGCTGAGTCTTTGTTGAAGACACAGATGGGGTCGCAATATCAACTGGATAAATATAAAGCTGACTTCCCAGCCGACTATCAAAATAGTTTGTTGGCTAAGATGAAAGAGATAGCTCCAGAAACAAAGCCTGCTGCTGATTTACCAACTACAACAGTAGCAGAAGAACTTCCTGCCACACCAACAAAAGTAAAACAAGGCAGTGTGTTTGACACTGTGTATGAAACAAATAATATTGATCGGCTAAGTGAAAAATTAAAAAATAAATTCTTCAATAAAGTTAGTAAAGAAGCAGATTTAAACACCATTGCTGGTAGAAAAAAAGGAGAGCTGAGGGAAGATTTTATTAATAGAAGAAAAGAAACTATAGCTGCTGTAAAAGATATAAGGGTTGAAGCATTTAATGCATTGAAGCAGCTTCCTCAGATGGGATCTATCAGTGATGATGCTATAGCAGTTGCTCAAGGCGACTACAGAATGATGAAGAAGAGAGAGGTTAATTTAGCCGATCCTGCTGACATCAATGAGTTTGCTTCGTTTGCCACTGGCTATCAGAAAAGACTTGATGCTTTGAGAGAGAAGTATAAAGATCGACCACCTGAGAGACTGTATCACGGCACCACTACAGAGAGAACACCAGCTAAAATTACTAGGGGTTTTCTAGACCCACAAACAATACAAAATAAACAACACCATGAACTTAATGTGGGTGCAACTTCTTTCACTAGAGATTTGCGGTTGAATTATTACAACCCTGAATTTGGTGGCCCAAATGTTAAGAACATATCCTACACTGATATACCATATGCTGATTACTTATTTAGAAGAGTGGACATGCCGTTGTCTGCTTACGAAAAAGAATTAGGAAAAGATTTTAATTACATGGCCCAAGCAATTACAGGTTCTCCTGATATAGCTAGGCCACTTGGATTGCCTCGCTCTTTAATTTTTAGAGAAACAGAAGACGCTTTTCTTGAGTCTGAAAAATTAAAAATGAAAACAGACACTAAGCAGAAGAGCACAGGAGAAGATCTTAAATCTTTTTTAAAGGGGACTAAGCCTGAAGAAACAAGCATACAAAGAAAATATGCAGTTATTGAAAGTGAAAAAAGAAATCAAAGTTTATATATAAGTAATATAAGCAAAAAATTATTTGATATAGATAAGAAACAGACTAAAACACCAAGTGATGTTTATTCTGTCTATCAAGAAATAAAAAGATTATTTAAGAATGAATTTAGACACACAGGAACAGAGAACACAATAAAGCAGGGTGGGCTTGGTAGTTTTAAGAGCAGTCAGACAACAGATAGAAGGTTGGAAGAACTTGTTAAAGACAAAGATATTGTTTATAGCATTGACACAGTAAAAAAATATCTTAAAGAAGTAGGCTCTGATGAGAAGGCTGAAGTGTTAGAAGAACTGGGTAAAAATTTAAGAGTGTTGAAGAAAGTAAAAGATGTAGATGCTCCTATAAAAGAGCAAGAACAATTGCTTAAAGAAAGAACCGAAGCTGTCAATGCTGTCAGAAGACTTGTTGGTGGTGAAGAGAGGGTGCCTAAGAAGCTTGAAGGAGCCGAAGGCCCAGCCTCACAATATCCCAAGAATGTTAAACGCTTGGGCTTGGCTAAGGGTGGGCTGGCTAGTAGAAGAGCATAATGTGTGGTGCTCCGTGACAGAATTGAACTGCCGATTGATGATTACAAATCAACTGTTATACCACTTAACTAACAGAGCTTTATAGATTGTTGGTGAACCAGTTGTCATCTGGTTTGGGGCGTTTTACTGCTTCCGCTCCTGTTGCAGACAGGTGTTTGACTAAAACCTCGACACCAACACGGCTGGGGACTAATCATGGATGAACCCATATAATCGTCAATCCCCATGCGTGTAGGTTGTTGGTGGCCCTGAGCGGCTCTGGGCGCTGATACATCCTAACGGGCAAGCCCTCTCACTGTGCCTAAGTATCTTGCTTTCACCAACACGGCTGGGCACTGTTTGTCCAACGATTGAAAGCCCCATATGGCTAACGATTGCTGGCAGTCCCCATGCGTCTTGGAGGGGCATACAGGAATCGAACCTGTATTGAGAGCTTAGAAGGCTCTTGCATTATCCATTATACTAATGCCCCTTCTTAACCAAGTCTAGGTTGTCAAAGTAGGCTCTATCAAATCCCCTCTGCCATTCCTTACCCATCATGGATGATGGATTATACTGGTTAGACAGCCACCCATTGATGAATGCTTTGTATCCCTGTTCAAATTGGATACGCAAAGGAGCATGGCGTTCTTGTTTGATGTTCATGGATGTTCCTTCAACTGAGATATTTTAATATTCCAACAATCAGACTTTACCACATACCCATTGGATGGGTCAATGGTGCCCTTCTGCATAAACACAGCATCTTGCAAATACTGTTGCTTTTCATACACACCTAAATACCACCCCACTGAGAAGTCATTCTTCACTCTAACAAAGCAATAGAAGTCACAGTCTTGCTTTGTGTTGAGGTCTGCAATGGAGCAGTCGTATGTTTCTAAAGGCACATATCCTGTTTGCTTTGTCTTCACATCTATCAAGCTTCCTGATGGATGTATCAGGTCATAGTCGTATGTGTTAAACAAAGTACCACCCAACACCTTCTGAGCAATGGCCTCACCAATGAAACCAGCAATGTTGCCAGCCCCCCTAGTTATACTGTTATATAACTGGCCCATCTCAACAGCTTTATCTCTTGCTTCAACAAGCATGTCTGGTGTTATGACAAGTTCTTTCAAAGGCTATCTCCAATCTCTGTAAAATCCACAGACATATTCCACATGTGTGGATATACAGATTGTTTCTTCAACCATTCAAAGAATTTATCTTGGGCCTCTCCAATGGATGAGGCGCTGATATGCACCTGTCCTTTGAAGAGGTTTCGTTCACTTTTATAAGTGGCGACAAAGTTTCTCATGTTAGCGAACTGGGCAAGCACCAGTGGCACAGTCATCATCAAGCCCAATGTTAGCTTCATCAATTGATGTGATGAGTTTGGTGCTAGCCACTAGAGCGTTGTATTGCTCCTCTGTAATTTCTTCCAGCGGTGCCTGATGAAAGCCATGTTCTGAGTGCAGCAAGAAAGACAAGCTCTTGTGGTTGTTCTTGTAATGTTTCTTGAGATATTTCTTAATCTCAGGCAACTCTTCCTTGCGATAGTAGACCGTGCAGCTTACGCTGTTGTCGCTCCACACTTGTTGCAACCATTTCACTGTTTCCAGTTGTTGAAGAGCTGTCATGTCCTTAGCCAGCACAGCATGATCAGGGTGTCGGAAGGGGAACGACACAACCATAGTGGAGTGGTCTTCACTGCCATCAAAGTTGCGCTGATATTCCACAGGATATCCACTGTCTCTGCACACATTAACCAATGAATGGTTGGATGCAATGCGGATGCGTCTAATCATAAATCTAGCGTAGGCTGGATGGCATCCCGGTGTCACTCCCGGCAGCAAGGACAGGGTGCCAGAGGGCTTCACTGTGGTGAGCTTCACTGACTTATTGAAGCCATGCTTCTGGCTGTAGAAGGCATCGAAATTACGCAGCTTTTTATAAGCAATATCAAGCCAACTCTTCTGCTCTTCTGTTGCCTGCAACACACCAGTGATGCCGATGCCCATACGCATGTTGCTGTGGACAATAGCTTCTGTCTG